GGAGCTTCTGTGCAATGAATATACGCTTACAACCTGTAACGATAGAAAAAGGAACACGGATAGCACAATTCCGCATACAACTTTCGCAAAAAGCCACTGTATGGCAGAAGTTGAAGTGGTTGTTCGACAGCAAGATAGAGTTTGAATATGTGGATATACTGCATAATCAATCACGAGGCGGATATGGCACGACGGGCGAAAAGTAAAGACGCTTTGAATAATGAGCAGCTGTTTGAATTGCTTGGAGTAACAGAGGAGGAATATGCTTACATCATATACGGTTTACAGCAGATAGGAACGTGTGGAATTAACCCTCCACACCCCTCTGTAACAAAGCAATACACGCAAATGCCGACAAAGTATTTACACAAGTTTTTGAATGGTAAAAAACCGAAAAAGAGAAAAGAAAAATGAATATAAAAAGTATAATGCGTAAACGCTGGAAAGAAGTCAAGTTGTTTGATTTCAGTTTGTCATTGCATGAAATTTTGCAAATCAACGAAGTCGTAAAGCTCGATAAATACACTGATTTCGAGGTAATAATAGGCTTCACAAAACTATTCGGCACAAATCCGGATATAGCTACATGGAGAACATTCTTTAACAATGCACGACATGGGGTTGTTGTAGATTTATACGGTAATATCATAATGGAGGTGAAAGATGTTAAAGGCAGAACCATTATAACCATGGACGAATTTTATCGCAGAGTTGAAAACAACGAAAAAGCACAAAAGATTGCCGAACAACTCACTAAAAGAGCGATTGAACAAAATAGTCCGGAGAACAAATTAACCTTAGACATGACTATAAAGTACAACCTTACAGCTTCATTGACAGATTTGTGTTATTCGCTAATCTATGATTTGACCGAAGAACTTAACCGTAAAAATCTTAGCCTCGTTGGTTCAAGCGGACACCGAATTAAAAACCTCATATATACAGCAGAAAAATTCAAGCAAGCGTGCCTATCTTACTCGAATACATGGTTTCAGCGAAGCCATATACCCGAAGAAGCGACAGCGTCAATAATACAAAAGATAAGTGATACATTTGCGATGGTGATGAAGCACGCAGTCAATGCAATGCTTGGAGCTGATGGCAACGCAGAGAAAATAGTTGAGTTCTGTAAATCATTGGAAAACATACCATTATTCAAGAGTATCGAAGAAGAAAGTATTGACGGAATGGTTCCGCAGGAATTTAGGGACGAATACAAAAAAAAGTAAAACCATGAAAGACTTGAAAATTAAGATGAGCAAAAGCGAGGTGGAGGGTTTTGCAAACCTTACGAAGATGTATATTGCAGGATTTCAAGCTGCTAATACACACGTAGGTTACTTGCACTCTGTGCTGTTGCTTGACTACTTGGAAAGTCTTAAAAAGAAACTCCCATATCTCAAACCGTTGAAGAACCTCATCAAATTACCTGTCAAGTACATGCCTTTATACCTCGTAAGCGGCACGAGGTTCTTCAAGTCATTACCGCCTTACGAATTATCAATAGCAACCGAGATAAACGGCATGATTGACAGAGCGGTAAGAGATGACAGAGCGGCAATGCAAGCGTACGAGGAGAGAGAAAGGAGTTATTTAGAATTACTTAATAACTGAAATAATAGAGAATATGGAAGCAAATGAGTTAATGATTGGAGATTGGGTACAGGTAAGAGACTGTCGCCGAAAGAAAATAGTGCTTGGAATGGTTACGGATTTGTTCTGTACGGGAGCGATATATATCTTTCACGGTGAAGATGAATTATACTATAATAATAACAATGACATACTCCCAATTGATATAACGGAGGAAATTCTGGGTATGAATTTCAAACAGTGTCAAAACGCTAATTCACAGCCTGTTTTTGCAATCACTCCGCAGCTACGTGCAACGATGCGTCATAACCTCTGCTATATAACCAATAAATTAGGCGATTACTTCACAGTCCGTCATATTCATGAGTTACAGCATATTATGCGACTGCTGGGCTTGATTGAACAAGCAAACAATCTTAAAATGCTCAAAAAAATGCTCAAACCGAAAGAAAAATGAAAACAATCTACTTAGATATAATGCTGAACGAACGGTTTTACGGGCAAGTAAAATTCGGATTTTCACCACTTTTCGCTTATAACGAAGATAGCGTAAAAAAAACAATAGAGGACAAGTTTCCGCAGCTGCAAGGCAATAAAGTAAGATTTAGTAACCAAAAGATAAGAAAATAATGAACAAAGTAACATTTGAAAAGGTGGTAGAGCAGATGACAAAACTCTACAAAAAGAAGAATGCAGATTACGGCGACGGAATAAGTAAAAATCTGGATAACTACAAGATAGCTTTCCCGAGTTATATATTTCGGATTAAAGAGAAAGCAGAACGGTGCTTGTCATTGCAGGAAAACGGTGAAGCACAAGTGAAAGATGAAAAACTAACCGATACACTGTTAGACATAGCGAACTATGCAGTCATTCTTGTAGCTTGGTTGCAGAATAAATCTGAAAATTCAGATGCAAAAATTAACGAAATCGTGAACGTTGTACGCAATTTGAAATGAGCGAAATTGTAATTCCGAAGAGCTTGTATCCTTACATAACAATCCGCCCGAAGTGGTGTAAGTATCCATTGTATACCACTTCGGAGGGGATACAAGTCATTGATTGTTGGACTTTTTGTTCGAGAGGCAATCTGTTCTCGGAAAAGGATTGCAAAGGGTGTGAACACCATTTTCGTGGAGCTACGAAAATGCTAAAAATCAAACACAGATGATAAAATATAAAAACAGATACAAAGTAAGCAGCAGAAATAAAGGGGATAGAGCGTACCATTACCACGGTAATATACACGTCATTTATACAGACAAGAAGCCAACGGATAAAACTCTATACGAGATAGCCCAAGCGAAATATCCGGAGATTAAAGAAGTAGTAAAGATTGAAATCATTTCAGTTGAAGTAATTTAACGATGGCAACAAAAACAATTAGAGAAATTGCGTTGGCTTGGAAAGCTGACAAGCAACGCTACGTTAAGCAGTCCTCATACGCTGCTTATGTGTTAATTCTGGAGAACCACATTCTGCCATCATTTGGCGATTGTGAGGCTCTGAGTGAGAAACTTGTGCAGGAGTTCGTTTTGCAGAAACTGAATGACGGACTCAGTATTAAGACGGTGAAAGACATTCTGATTGTCTTGAAGATGATTGTGAAGTTCGGGGCAAAGAACGAATGGATGAACTATTGCGAGTGGGACATCAAGTACCCTACAACAGAGACCAACAAAGAAATTGAGGTGCTGACGGTGGCTCACCATAAAAAGATCCTCGATTTCATCAAACAGAACTTCACATTCCGCAACCTCGGTATTTATATCAGTCTGACCACTGGCTTGCGTATTGGAGAAATTTGCGGTTTGAAATGGTCGGACATCAATACCGACAACGGCACAATCACAGTGAACCGAACCATTGAGCGTATTTACATTATGGAGGGCGAACGCAAGCACACAGAGTTGGCTATCAACACACCCAAGACCAAGAACTCATACCGTGAAATACCAATGAACAAAGAACTTTTGGCTATGGTGAAACCTCTCAAAAAGGTGGTAAACGAGGACTTTTATGTGTTGACCAACGAAGAGAAGCCGACAGAGCCACGAACCTACCGCAATTACTATCATCAACTGATGAAGCGCCTTGACATTCCTCGGCTGAAATACCACGGACTACGCCACAGCTTTGCCACACGCTGCATTGAAAGCAACTGCGACTACAAGACCGTAAGCGTACTGCTCGGTCATGCCAATATCACCACAACCCTCAACCTCTATGTTCACCCGAACATGGAGCAGAAGAAAAAGTGCATCACCAAGATGTTAAAATCTCTTGGAAAATAGGAAAGAAAGGCAGGAGATATGAGGAAAGAGTTTGCAATGAAATCGATGGAGGAATTAGCGGTAGAGTATCAACGATTTCTCGAATGGAGGGGAAATAATCCCGATAAACATTATATAATATTCCGGCAAGACTTACGGCGGTTCATCGTGGTAAAGGACATTGAACTGTATGACTTTTTCGGCGATGTTATGATACTGACAATAAGCGGAGAAGAGCAACTGCATGAACCGATTAGATGTAATTCCGCTGATGAAGCAAGAAGACGTGCATACCAGATGAATTACGAATATGTCAAGCAGAATGAACCTAATATTTTCGAGAATTTTTGGAGAAACAAACAACAATAAATTTTGAATAATATGACAGTAAAAGTAGAATTAGAAATTGAGATAACAGGTAATGTTACAGCGGACGAAGCGAATGAATTTTTCATTCACAAATTTGAGGGTTATTATTGTACATCAACCAATCCGCTATCATAACATCGCCGAAAAAGTCATACAGTT